TACATCTAAGTTGAGTGTTGATTATAGTAAACTTACACTTGTATTGATAAATGCAATAAAAGAGCAACAAACTCAAATAATAGATTTAAAAGAAAGATTAGAAAAAATTGAAGACAATGTTTAATTTTTTTCAAAATAGAGTCTATACAGAGAAACCATTTTTATTTCCAACACATGAGTTATTTGATAGATTTTATAATGAATATTTTATAACACATCCAGCAATAAAAACATTGAGTTATTTTGAATTTGGTTTGTGTGGTAGATTTTTAAGAGACTTAACTTGGGATATTGATATTAGATTAATGGGAAAACCAAAGAAGTGTGATTATGAGATAATAGCAGATTTTTTGAGAGATATTATTGATACTGGACTAAACAAATATAGAATTAAGATAGATATAGATTGTATGGAAACACCAGGAAGTATAGAAGAATATAATAAAGGGTTTAACTCAAATATGAAATATTTATATTTAACAACATATGTAGACCATCTAAAACAATACATTAGGTTTGATGAAAGATATTTTAAGACTACTGATAGGACTAACAGAAAAATAACACAAGTTTCAGAAAACTTATGGAGATTGGATTGGAGATATGAATTGTCTAAATATAGAATAAAATATTTAAATGGAGTGGTTCCAGAGATGATAAAGTTAAGCAACTATAAGGGGTTAATATAATGGCAATACCAAGTACTGGAGTATTATCTTTATATGGAATAGCATGTGAAATGGCAGACGCTAATTATGATGGGATGACATCAACAACGAACACTTTTCAAACATTGGCACATCATGGTTTAGCCACTACACCTGGTGCTAATAGTGGGTTTGCAGACGCCGATGGTCATAAGTTATATGGATATAGTCCAGGGGGAACTGCATCATATAATTTCTTTCATCCTGCAGGGACAATTCAAGACGGTGCTCCAGGAGAGGATAAAATAGGAGACGATGCTTCTAACTATTTTTATACACCACTGGGCAACCCCGGGTCAAACCCATATGGGGGTGTATCTTTAAATGATATATCTCTTACTGGTATGTCAGGGAAAATGAGTCATAGTGGTGTAGCTAAAGGTTCTTCAGCTGCACCAGCTCCACTAACAGGACCCGTAACATCAATACATGATGCTACTTATTCAACTGGTAATGACGGATTATTTCCACCACAAATTCACACAAGTACTATTATGTATACCATGTATTGGGGGGATAGTGAAAACACCACCACCCCGTCCATAGGGGGGACGAACCATTACACTGCACTGGTATTTGGGATGGAACCATCCCCAGTAGGGGGAGTTACTCAGATGGGTCTTGTAGGTGATTACACAGGAATAGCGTTAAACCCACCACACGCACCTGGGGGACAATGGCCATCAAATTTTGATAATCCTAATACTCTCCAGACACAACCAGTTACTATTAATACTAATTCTACAGATTACCCTGGTCCATATTCTTCTCCTACATCTGGTGATGTAAACATGGGTGATTGGTATGGTTATGACCACGACGCCGCTGGAGTAGCATCTGCGGATACATACACCGGCCCTGCATTATTTGCTGGGGATGGGGGTACGTCTTTATTTACTTATAATATTGATTTGTCAGGACCAACTTATGCAGGTTCTACTATTGTAACTACAACTGGTCGTTTGTTCTTAGCATATAGAAGTGGCACAAGTTATACAGGAGATATTCAATTAACTACAATAACATATAATTCTCCTAATGTTCAAGTTGATTTTAAATCTCCGTGGCCTTCACCACCAGCGGAGTCATGGCAAACTAACCCTTCTACAGGACATTCTACCACTCCTGCAACCTCCGCAAACGCGACATTAGCATATGATGGGTTGGTTTCTACAGGTTTTACAAGTGTTACAAATACTACTTCTTCTACCAAAAGATGGAATTATAGACCCACTGGAGAAGGCCCGAGTTCTAACACTGGAATCACAGACCCAACAGGGGCTATATACGCAGAAACATCTTCAAGCCCAAGCAGATGGATGATTGCCAGAAGCCCATCAATAACATTTACAAGTGACGATGTTACACTTAAAATGTATCGTTGGGGAGCTACGGTGGGAACTTGTTTTTTTGGTGTTCAGATTGATTAGGTAATGTTATGGCTTGGGATGATTGTACATATATAACACAAAGTAGTTTTTACTCCGCTTCTGTTCAAAATTATCAAGCATCATTTTCACAATGTGTGTCTGAAGTAAATATGTCAAGTTCAATATATGTGACAGAAATATCTGAAAGTAAGTTGTATATAAATTATGGTTCACAATCTGGTTCTTTAATATATACAAGTCCAACTCATAGTCTTACACTTGAAGAAAATGAGGAAGAAATAGGAAGTTTTGAAACTGGAAGTTTTTGTCCAAAATGTAAAGCATTTTATAAATACGATAATAATAGGGATAATATAAATTGGGTGAGTTATAAGGGATTACCGACTATACTATCAGAATCACAATTTCGTGAATACAGCGCATCGTTTGCTGAAGTTTCAGCAAGTTTTATAAAATCGTTTATACCAGAAGATTCTACACAATCATCATATCTTTTTGATATGACAAAACCAGTTAGTAGCAGAACTGTGACAAGTGGTAGTAATGATAATACCAATATGAGGTTTTGGATAGATTAATTTTTTCGTTTTTGGGAATTTAAAACAATATTTATATATAAGTTAATTAGTAACTTTAGGAGAGTTATATGTCAGAAGATATTAAAAAAATAACACCAGAAGAACTTGAATCAGTACAAAAAGTTCGTTCTAAATACCAAGAGATAACCGTAAAACTTGGTCAAATACAAGTTCAAAGAATGCAACTTGCGAATCAACTTGAATTACTCAATAAGACAGAAGATAGTTTGAGAGGTGAATGGGGTGATACACAAGGTAAAGAACAAAAATCAATACAAGATTTACAAGAAAAATACGGAAAAGTTAACATAAATCTTGATTCTGGTGAAATAAATAAGTCTTAAACACTACTTTGAGATTTTTAAATTATATTTATTTAAGAATTACTCTAACCTTTAAACAAACTTAGGAGATAAAATATGGCAGAGAAAGTCGTATCCCCTGGTGTATTTACCAACGAAAAAGATTTATCATTTCTTCCAGCTGGTATCGCACAGATAGGGGCAGCAATTGTCGGGCCCATGCAAAAAGGGCCAGCATTTGTTCCAACAACAGTAGAGTCATTTAATGACTTTAAAGAAAAATTCGGTGGGTTGAGTCCTGATTTTTATGCACCTTATGCAGTACAACAATATATGAAGAACCCTGGACGGGTAACAGTTGTTCGCGTATTACATTTAGGTGGATATTCAGTAGACCAACCATTGTTCATCTATGCAGCAAGTGGAAGTGCTTCTGGTAGTGGTGATGATGATGCATTTGATAATTCATATTTAGCAGCAATATTAGCACCCACAGTACAGAATCCAACGGGTAACTTCGCAAGTTCATCCCTTATGGACGCAGGTGGTTCAGACCACATACACGAGTCGGTAGATATGAGTAACTTTAAGATACAACTTAGTGGAAGTGGAGTATCTGGAGCAACATATTCAGCATCTTTATCAAGTACAGATGATAACTACGTTACTAAAGTTTTTGGTGAAAAAGCAAGAGGTGATAAAGAAGCATATGTATACTTGAACTTACCTTATAATCAATCATTAGTAAGTTCTGGTTCTGTATACATTTCTGGTTCAAGTGGTGGAGTCGGAGCGTCAGGATACTCAAGTGGTTCTGGTAACTTCGGAGCAACAGCACCATTGGATTTTACAAAAGATTATAGTCGTGCATCTACACCATACATTTTATCACAAAAAGTTGGTGGAAGTGCAGTTAATCTTTTCAGATTTCATACACATTCACATGGTAATAATGTCAATAAATTATGTAAAGTAATGATTGGTGATATTAGACCCGCATCGGTTGCATTAGCAGGTGTAAACCAAGATTATGGTGATTTCACGGTAACGATTCGTGGAGTAAAAAACTATCATGGTTCTTTGGATGAGGAAAAAAGTCCAGATAATAAAGCAACTTATCAAAAAGTTAACTTAGATAAAGATTCACCAAGATATCTTGAAAAAGTACTTGGTAGTCAATATATGACGGTTAACTCAGATGGTAAACTTGTTTTACAAGGTGGAAACTATCCATCAGTAAATGACCAGGTATATGTTGAAATGGTAGATGGTGTTATAAATAAAACAGTATCTGCAGACCTTGTACCAGGTGGATATGGAAAAATCAGTCTTCCTATAACCGTAGATGGTAGTGGTCTAAGTATACCAGCAGCAAGTCAAGTAACACAACAGATTGATTCTGATGGTCTTAAAAACCCAGATGTAGCATATGGATATAACTATTGGTCTGGTTCAGCAGCATTGAAGAACCAAAACCTAAATCTATTAGCAGCATTACCAGATAGTGCACTTCAAACAAATCAAGCAGATTTTGATTTATTTGCACAAGCAGGTACGGTAGGAATGATTGACCCTTATGTTAATGAAGCAGTGACATTAAGTCAAACAACTGGTTCAGCAAAACAGAGGAAATTTATGGTTCCATTCCAAGGTGGTTTTGATGGAAAGAATCCAGCAGAAGATGTTAAAACGGGTTCAAACATTGTATCATCAAATACACAAGGATTTGATTGTTCTTCAGCAACGGCCAGTGGTTCAGTTGCGTATGTAAGAGCGTTAAACGCAGTATCAAATCCAGACGAATTTGATATCAATATGATTGTAATCCCAGGTGTTTTACAAGGAATACACTCAACCGTGACAACTAAAGCAAAAAATGTGGCAGAAAAAAGAGCAGACACATTTTATGTAATGGACGCGTTTGAATATTCTACAACTGTGACATCAGCAACAACTCAGTTAACTTCGTTTGACTCAAGTTATGTTGCAACTTACTACCCTTGGGTACAGATAAGAGATGTTGATAATAACACATATGTTTGGGTACCGCCATCAGTTCCAGTAGCAGGTGTGATAGCACAGAATGATGCTTTAGCACATGAATGGTTCGCACCAGCAGGTTTGAATCGTGGTATAACAGACGCAGTTCAAGTTAAGAGTCGTTTAACTCTTGCCGAAAGGGATGACCTTTATGAAGCAAGGATTAATCCGATTGCAACTTTCCCTGGACAAGGTATTTGTATTTGGGGTCAAAAGACACTTCAAATTAGACCAAGTGCATTGGATAGGGTTAATGTAAGAAGACTCTTGATTGCAGTTAAGAAATTCATTGCATCAGCAACGAAGTTCATCGTATTTGAACAAAACAACGCAGCTACTCGTAACAGATTCTTAGGTATTGTTAATCCTTATCTTGAATCAGTACAACAAAGAAGTGGTTTGTCAGCGTTCAAAGTTGTAATGGACGATACTAATAATACTCCCGACTTAGTTGATAGGAATATTATGTATGGTCAGATATTTTTACAACCAACGAGAACCGCAGAGTTCATCATACTTGATTTCAATATACTACCTACAGGAGCAGCATTCCCTGAATAGTTATTGAAAACGTAAAAAAAAGTACAGAAAACCTCACATTTGTGGGGTTTTTTGTTTTAAAACTGGACGAAAATACAACTAACCTTATATTTATTAACGGAGAAAATATATTAAACTTTGGAGAAGTCAAAATGGCACAATTATTAACACCACAAGAAGTATTTTTTACAGCGTTTGAACCAAAGGTTCAAAATAGATATGTCATGTATCTTGAGGGTATCCCAGCATATTTGATTAAAACTATGCAGAGACCTACACTTCAGTTTGGAGAAATAGTACTTGACCACATTAATGTAAAAAGAAAATTAAAAGGTAAAGCAGATTGGCAGCCTATAACAATAACTTTATATGACCCAATTGTTCCAAGTGGAGCACAAGCAGTCATTGAATGGATTCGTTTATCACATGAGTCTGTCACAGGCCGTAATGGTTACGCAGACTTCTACAAAAAAGACATAGTATTTAATGTACTGGGTCCAGTAGGTGATAAGGTTGAAGAGTGGTCACTTAAAGGGGCATATATTTCTGAAGCAAACTTTGGAGATTTAAGTTGGGCAGAAGAAACACCTGTAGAAATTAGTGTAACAATCACTTACGACTACGCAGTATTACAATTTTAGTATAGTCCACACTATATACTATACACCACAAAACCCCCGAAACTTTTTTGGGGGTTTTTCCTCTCTTGTACATACTTATATATAGAATGGTTTTAACATCAATATCGGAGTTAATATAATAACATGAGTGAACAAACAAAGGCTCAGTTTCCAACTGAGATGATAGATTTGCCTTCAAAGGGTAAATTATATCCGAAAGAACATCCATTTTCTTCTGGAAAAGTAGAGATGAGATACATGACAGCAAAAGAAGAAGACATTTTGACTTCTCAATCTTTACTTAGAAAAGGTTTAGCGTTTGAAAGAGTATTAGAAAATCTAATAGTTGAAAAAGTAGATTTAGATACTGTATTGTTAGGTGATAAGAATGCACTAATGATAGCATCAAGAGTTCTTGGTTATGGTAAAGATTATAAAATAACGGTAACAGACCCAAACGATTCGGATATTAAAGAAGAAGTGAATATAGACTTATCAAACTTAGATGATAGAGAAATAGACTTTTCACGATTTATAAAGGGAACTCGTGAATTTACTGTTGAATTACCACTTTCAAAAAGAAATGTTACTGCTAAAGTATTAACATCTGGTGACGACAAAGCAATAGATATAGAACTCAAGGGGTTAAAAAAACTTGAAAAAACAACTGGGGTTCTACCAGAAATGACTACTCGTATAAAGTATGCAATAACTTCTATAGATGGTAATGATAAAAAAGAATCAATAAGAAATTTTGTTGATACAGAAATGTTAGCAGGAGATTCTTCTTTTTTACGAGATGAAATATATGAAATGACACCAGATTTAGATATGACGTTCGCATACGAATCGTCAAATGGTGAAATTGAGGATTTAGATATACCGATAGATATTTCATTTTTTTTTCCTAACCGCCGAAGATAGACCTTATATACATAACGAAATTTGGAATCTTCTCTATCATGGAAATGGTGGATTTGATTACACTTCTGTCTACAATATGCCTGTTTGGCTCAGGAAATTCTATTTACAAAAAATAATAGATTATAATGAGGATAAAGGTGCTAAACACGCAACTCAACAAGTACAAAAATCCCAAAACAAAAATACAGTACTAAGACCTGCCATTAAACCATCATAAAATTAATAGTTTGTGATATTTATAATTGTATAATCACATACACTGGAGACAATTATGGAATCATTAAATGAAAATAAAATGATGGCAGTGTTACTTAAAGCACTACAAAAAGGAAAAGGTAAACAAGCCGTTGCTAAGATATCAAGAAAAGATAAAAAACTTGGTGATAAAGTAAAAGGTATGTTTCAGTCTATACTATCTTTACAAAACGATATAGCAAGGTTAGAGAAGACAAATAAATTTTATAAAAATCAAGATAATATATTTAAAGACTTAGGTGTATAATGCCACCAAGAAAAAAATCAAAACAAGGTAGAGTCGTTGAAGAGGGTTATAGAAATATAGTAAAAGACCTTGAAGTCGGCGGGAAAGCATTAGCTGGAATATTAGGTACGACCAAAACAACTATCGCATCAATCAGAGCAATAGAAGAGGCTATCGGTCAAGGAAGAGAAAAACAAGCAAAGATATTGAAAGAGTCAGTTACTCTAACAAACGCCAAATTTAAAACTCTTGCTGAAGAATTGGGTTATATTAAAAAGAAGAACCAATACCAAAAAGCAGCAGAAACCATAGACAAAAAAATACTTGCTAATAGTAAGAAATTAACTAAAGAAGAAAAAGAACACCTGCAATTGCAAAAGAAGCAATTAATCACTATGGGTAAAATTAGTGATACCAATAAAGCATTAGAAGAGCAATTCGGAATGCAAGCGGCCTCAATAAAGAACATGGTTAAACAAGCGAAATTATTGATGAATCCAATAGTACTGATGGTAGCAGCCGTTGGTTTAGCAGTAAAAAGATTTGCAGCGTTAGAAAAAATGACAAAAGGAGCAGCAAAACAATCTGGTCTTTTGGTAGGAAGAATAACAACTTATTCAAAAGAGATGACAAAACTACAACCAGCGTTGCTTGATTTTGGTGTTAGTATAGATGATATAGCAAAAACATCTGCGACAATAGCAGATGAATTTACTTATTTAGGTAAAGAACAAGCAGGAATAGTAGCAGGTTCAG